TCGATCAAGGCGTACGGATGGCGGCAGCCTATCGTTGTCGATGGTGATGGTGTGGTGATCGTCGGCCATACCCGACTCTTGGCGGCGAAAAAAATGAGGCTCAAATCGGTGCCGGTCCATGTCGCCGCAGGGCTGACCGCCGATCAGGTGAAAGCATACCGGCTCGCCGACAACCGTTCACACGAGGAGAGCGCCTGGGATTTCGAGCGGCTCCAGGCCGAGCTTACCTCGCTGTCGGAATCGGAATACGATCTGGACCTGACCGGGTTCGATGTCGATCAACGGAACCAGCTGTTGACCGGCGTTGCGGAGCCGGATCTGTCGGCGACGCCCGATTTCTTGAACGAGGATCTCTCATCGTGGAAGTCGGTTAAAGTCCACTTCAAGGACGCGGCGGCCTGGGAGGCATTCAAGTTGCTGGTGAACCAGCCGCGGCTCACCGACAAGTCGCACTCGATGTGGTACCCTGAGGAGGAACGAGTCTCCCAGAAGACGGCTATGGTGGTCTCGACCGAGAAGATTGCCATGCGCTATCCGGTGTACATCCCAAGCAAAGGGCGGGCTGATTCGCGTCTCACAGCAAAAGCGCTCGACAAACTTGGGATCGAATACCATATCGTGGTGGAGCCGCAGGAGTACGACGCCTATGCGGCCGTCATCGCCCCGGCTAAGATCCTCACTTTGCCGTTTTCAAACCTCGGCCAGGGCTCAATTCCGGCGCGCAACTGGATCTGGGATCACGCCGTCTCGCGCGGCTACACTCGCCACTGGATCATGGACGACAACATTCACTGGTTTGCCCGGTTGGCCAACAACCTGAAGGTCCATGTGACAGATAATGCGATCTTTCGGGTGATGGAAGACGTAGCCGACAGCTACGAAAACATTGCCCTGCTCGGCCCGCAGTACGAGATGTTCGTGCCCAGGAAAGAAACCGTCATCCCGTATATCAAAAACACGCGCATCTACTCGTGCATTTTGATCAACCACAAACTTGAGCACCGCTGGCGAGGACGCTACAACGAGGATACCGACCTCTCTCTCCGCGCCCTGAAGGACGGCTGGTGCACGCTTCTATTCAACCAGTATCTCGCGAAAAAGAACACGACGATGCGGATGAAGGGAGGCAATACGGACGAGCTCTACAAGGACGATGGCCGGCTGAAAATGGCACAATCCCTCCAGGAACAGCACCCCGATTGTGTCGTCATCAAGCAGAAATGGGGGCGCTGGCAACACTCTGTCGATTACAGCCGCTGGCGGAACAACCGATTCATCGGAAACCCGTATTTTACGCCGAGCACCGACGATCCTGAATACGGGATGAAAATCGTTGAGGTCAAGCAGTGCGACGAGGAGGCGGCGGCTTGATGCCGGCAGGGCGGCCCAAAATTCGAATGACACTGGAGGAGGTCGAGCGGCTCGGCTTGATCCACGCCACGCAGGCAGAGATGGCGGCATGGTTCGGCGTGAGCCTTTCCACCATCGAGAAGCGCATGGCGGCCGATGGCAAATTCGCCGAGGCGTATGAGCGTGGTCGTGCGACCGGGCGAATGTCATTGCGCCGGCAGCAGCTCAAGATCGCCAACGAAGGCAACCCGACCATGCTGATTTGGCTCGGAAAGCAGTTGCTCGGCCAGCGGGACCTTCAGGCCATGGAGGTCAGCGGACCGGCGCAGGGGCCGATGGAGTCTACGGTTCGGGTGGTGGTCGAGTATGGCGACGATGTTGCAGATTCGGCTGCCTAAGCCGCACCCTGGGCAGGCGAAGGTGATTACCGAGGCGCGCCGCTTCAATGTATTGTGCTGCGGCCGCCGATGGGGCAAGACGACGTTTGGGATTGATCGCATCGTTCGTCCGCTGCTGGCCGGGAGGCCGGTGGCGTGGTTCGCGCCGACATACAAGAACTTGGCCGATTCGTGGCGGCTGGTTCAGCAGGTGTTTCGAAACGTGATCTCGCGCAAATTGGAAACCGAACACCGGCTCGAGCTGATCACCGGCGGCTCGCTGGAAATGTGGTCGCTGGATAAACCCGATGTCGCCCGTGGTCGCCGGTACGCTCTGGCCATCGTGGATGAGGCCGCCATGGTGCCGAACCTGAGCGAAGCCTGGCAATTTGCGATTCGCCCTACCCTGGTCGATTTCCAGGGAGGGGCGTGGTTCCTGTCGACGCCCCGCGGTATGAACTATTTCCGCTCACTGTGGGAGCGTGGCCAGGACCCTGAGGCCGCCGAATGGGCATCGTGGCAGATGCCGACGAACTCGAATCCCTACATGTCGGCATCGGAAATCGAACAGATGCGGACAGAAATGCACGACCGAGCATTCGCCCAGGAAGTCCTCGCGCAATTCGTATCGCACGAGGGCGCGGTTTTCCGCGGCATCATGGCCGCCGCTACGGTGCCGATGGGCGGCGCGCCGGTCGCGCAACACGAATATGTGATCGGCCTCGACTGGGGCCGCTCACTGGACTACAGCGTTGCGGCCGTGCTGGATGCCACCAGCCGCGAACTGGTCGCGATGGAGCGATGGGGTGAGGTAGATTATTCGGTGCAGCTAAATCGGCTACGGGCCCTGGTGGAAAAGTGGCGCCCGGTGGCGGTCGTAGCCGAATCAAACAGCATGGGCCAGCCGATCATCGAGCAGTTATATCGCGACGGCCTGCCTGTCCACCCGTTTATGACGACGAATGCCAGCAAGGCCCTGGCAGTTGAAGGGCTCGCGCTCGCATTCGAACGCCTCGATCTGCGTATCATTCCTGATCCGGTTTTGATCGGTGAATTGCAAATGTTCGAGGCGCAGCGGCTGCCGTCCGGCCTGATGAGGTATTCAGCGCCGGACGGGCAGCACGACGATACAGTGATGGCGCTGGCCATCGCGTGGTCTGCGGTCGAATCGTATGCCCCACGTGCACAAACCGTGGTCTACGAGGACCGCGTTCGCATCAGTCCGTTTTAGACTTATCGGAGGTTTACATGGCCAATATTTTCATTCCAGTGCCGAATCCGGCACAGCCGGAAACAATGAAACAAGCGCACTTTGACGAACTGCGCCGGCGCGGTTTCTACGACTGCAGCGAGGATAGCTTTTTTGTGGTTGCGAGTCGCGAGGAGTGGGGCAAACTGCGGACCGGTGTCTTCCCCGAAGAGGGAGACACGCCGAAATACTGGCGCGATAATTTTTCCGCTTCCGAAAAGCCCTATCTGTACGTGACCGGGGGCCGCGTCTTCGTCGAAAACACGCCGACGTCTGCTGGATTTTCTCATCCGACATTCGGCGCATATTCCCAGGCGGCCGCCAACACGTATCGCGAGTTTGCGGCGCTCATCATGTCCATGGGTGGCGTGCCGGTCCTGGAGTTCCGCAGTGTCTCTGTCGAGGAGGCTTATCGTTTAAACGTGCGTGAAGGTATGAGTGTCGCTATTCCCATCGTGACGATGCCGACGGACCACATGCTGGTGGTGAAAGACGGCGTGGTGTGCGCGGTGGATTACCAGGAGTTCACTGCCTGGGCGCGCCAACAACAGCCTCAGCAGGGCCAGCAAGTCGTCGAAGGGAAGCATGGTATTCCGAGCGCCGAAAGCGTGGCTGGCTCAAAGCCGACGAAGCCTCCAGTTCCGGCGCCTCCAGTTCCGGCGCCGGCTGCCACTCCGAACGATGAAAGCCGGATCAAGGTCTTCGAGGGTCTCGAGTTTGATACCGTCACTGGCGAGGCGATCTGCAACGGCATTAACACTGGCTGGACGTTTGAAAAGCCGTATCAGTTGCTTCCAGTAACCGGCTCGAATCCCGATACCGTTATGGCTAACCAGTACATTTCGCCGTGGGCATTCGCGACCGCTACAACTGCCGATACGATCCTTCGCCTGCTGCAGCCGCATTTTGATGATGTCAAGCTGGAAATCATCAAAGCCGACGCGAACAGTCGGTTTCCCACCTCTGTGCCTCAGCGTCTGATTTCGGCTGGCGGTAGCGCCAAGGTGAACGCCGGCCTTATCGCCAGCCAGATCGCGCGGACAGTGTTTTACGACTCCGTCAACAAGAAGACCTCCTGGAATCTGTTAGCGATCGACGACGCCGCGGCGTCGCTGCGCGCTGAATTGAACAGAGCTTAACTTCAGACCGGTGTGCCTTTCCGTGCCTCCTGGGGGCGCCTCGCAGAAATGCTGGCGCCCCCGCTTTTTTTAAGGGCGGTGAAATTCCGCCACATTGGTAGCTTGTTGAGTGTGCAGAGGAGGCAGGAATAGCCGCCGGCCTCCTCACAGACCAAAGGATTTCCCCATGAAAAAGAAAGACCGCAAGACGACTATCCTCGGCATCATCGGTGCCGTTGGACTGTTTTTGTCGAGCCCGGAGGTTCGGCCTGTATACGACGTTACGCCGCCGATCGTGAAGCAGGTCGGGGCCATCATGGCGATGCTCGGGGTGGGCGCCGGCCTCAAAGTGGCTGCTGACGCGAAGAAGGAAGACTAACTAATCGTGAGATGGCGCGCGACGCTGGCGAAAATCATTGCCGAACTGAAGTGCCGGCGCTCATCTCTTGACGATGCAATCCGGCGCCTGGAGCGCCTGGAGCGTAAATACCATGGGTAGTTTCTTCGAGCGCCTGCGGCGCTATCGCACCACCACGAGCACCGAGAGCACATACTCTGTCGCTCTGCGCGAAGCCGCGGACAGCGAGGCTCTCCTGCGTGAGCGGCTGGCCGAACTGGAACTGGCCCTGGAGGACGACGGGTGGCGCCGAATCCTCGGCGGAGACGAGAACGAGTTCTCGCGCGAAGGCCTGCGCAAAATCATGGCCCTGTCGCGTCTGATGTTCTTGAAGAACCCACTAATTCAGCGTGCCGTACAGATCCAGGCGGTATACGTGTGGGGCCAGGGCGTCTCGATCACATCTAATGATGAGGCGACGCAGGCCGCGATAGACGCCTTCCTGAAGGAACCCGGCAACGTGGCCTCGTTTACCGGCCACCAGGCGCGAACGATGGCCGATCAGGATCTCCAGGTGTTCGGCAACCTCTTCATTGCCCTGTTTCCCCACGTATCGACTGGCATTCCCTCGGTCCGCATGATTTCACCGACCGAGATTCAGGACATTATCACGAACCCGGAGGATAAGACCGAGCCATGGTTTTACCTGCGGACGTGGACACAATCTGGCCTCAACTGGCAGACCGGAATATCTACACCAACGACACACACTGCGTATTACCCGAGTCTGCACTATAGCCAGATCGCGGACGAGCGAATCCCCGTCATTGGAAACCATCCGGTGATGTGGGATTCGCCTGTCTATCACGTCCGCGTCGGCGGTCTGACCGACATGCGGTTCGGCGTGCCGGAAACCTATGCGGCCCTCGATTGGGCGAAGGCGTATAAATCACACCTGGAGGACTGGGCCAGTGTGACGCGAGCCCTGGCCCGGTTCGCGTTCAAGCTGGAAACGAAAGGCGGCGCGAAGGGCATTTCCGCGGCGAAGACTGTCTTCGGAACGACCCTCGGGACGAGCGGCTCCACAGAGACGAATCCGGCGCCGGTCGTTGGCTCGACGTTCATCTCCAGCGGTGGCGCCGATCTGACGCCGATTCGCACTGCTGGCGTGACGACCAGCGCAGAGGACGGGCGCCGCCTACTGCTGATGGTGGCTGCGGCAATGGGCCTGCCGGAAACGTTTTTCGGTGACGTTCAGACTGGCAACCTAGCGACGGCAAAATCTCTTGACCGCCCGACCGAACTGAAATTCCGCGACCGGCGCGAACTGTGGAAGGCAACCTATGAGGCCATTCTCCGATATGTCGTGGCAGCATCGTCGATGGCTCCTAATGGCGCTCTGCGTATGGCCAGATCTGGCGGAGAGCACGCCATCAACATCGTTTTCCCGCCGATCCTCGAACACGACGTCACGCAGTCCGTCGCCGCCATCGTCAGCGCCGCAACGCTCGACGGCAAAGCGCTCGCCGGCACGCTCGACCTCGAAACGGTGACACGGCTTGTGTGCGAGGTGCTCGAGATCAAAAACGTAGACGAGATCATTGCGCGCGTCGAAGCAGAACAGGCCGCCAAGCAGGATGCCGCGCCTCCTGATGCCCAAGTGCCGGCGCCGGTCGTAGCAGAGGCGTTTCGCGCGATCCGCGAGGCCGTGCGG